CGTTTGTTACCAGTGTGGGCACATCGGTGCAAGTGGGAGCTGCTCATGCTTGTCGAGTCAGCTTTCAATTGAGCGATACCGCAGCAATCATTCAGATCACGGGACCGGATGAGGTGCAGGTTAACGTGACGCGCCAGTATTTCTCAGCCGTCAGCGGGATTCCTGCAGGTAGAGTTATCGGATACGAGTGGACAGCGATGGGAGCAACGTTCTCGCCCAGTAATGCGGTGCAGAATCCGCTGGTCACGTTTGACACGGTGGGGACAGTCACGCTCAAGGTAACGGCAACCCTTGACGACCAATCCACGATTGAGGACACGCTGGACGTCAATGTCACAACAGACCCGATCTTCTGGACCAGCCGAAGGATGACACCATTGGGTTTGGGCGGACAAAATTACGCCGTAACCGCAAGAGACGAACTGAACGGTTGGGCGTACTGTGCTTACAGACTGCTGCCTTTTGACGGCGGCCCTGAGTATTGGGTCATTGAGAAACGGAATGCAGCTAACGGTACTGTGCTTAACACATGGGCATTAAAACGTGTTGACAACACAGATGTCCCTGTAGGCAAATGGCCGCAAAGGATACTCATAGAGCCAGTAAGTAGGGATTTGGTCATTCTTGTAGGATCAAACACGGCTAGTGCCACTAGCTACTACGTCAGGATGACAAGTTCGGGTGGACTGGTATGGTTCGGCACAGCGGTAAATCTTGGTCAATCTCCGTTTGCTTTAACTCCATCTGCCGAGTTCAGCACTGATGGAACGTATCTATATGATTACTATTCTCGTAGGTCAGGAGTGTTAGGCTGTGCTTTGTGGGATATGTCCGATCCATTTGGTGGTGGCGCATCTCAGGTCGGCTGGTATAATCCTGATAATCAATTTGGCGTTGATTATCTTCCAAGCAGAACCTCAGACAATAGATATATCTCGGCAGGGGGTTACGCATCTGGGCACGCTTACTATGAATTTGCTCCTGATTTAGGCACTGATCCCTTTAATAGCGGGCCAACATTGCTCTCTGCAAACGGCATTTCTGAAGGCTCCCTAAGTGCAGGAGTTTTCAAGATACCTCACGGCGTGTCTGTAGGGTTGGGATACCACGCTTACGAAAGCGGAGGTAGCGGACAAACAAATCTATTGACGTATCAAGCCGATTTTGAGCCAGTCAACCGTTTCAGTTGGCAAGGCGGCCCATGGTTCGGTACAAATTTCTCGCCTCAAGTTGCTAATAATCAAGACTGGTGGATCACTAGCGAAGGTGTTTTTGGCAACGGAAATCGATCTTTAAGTGGTGCTTGTGCAATTCAAACCAACGCCACAAGTGAGGGCATGACTCGCAACATTTGCATCGAACGAGTAGGTGGCGCCGCTAACTTCAACGGTACATCACCTTATGGCTGCACAAAGTCTTTCGTGGACGACCTTGTTGTTGGAGTGTATCGCAGTGGTCCTTCATCGTCATTAGAGATATGTGCATTTGGCTATAGATTGGGCGCTCCTGTTGGGTCTTACGGAATACTGGTGGGCACCGATGATGGTGCAGACCCTACAGCAGAGCTGGTCATGCAGGTTGATGATGCTACAGGACGCAATACGGCTCCGGTTGGCAACGTCGTAGGTTCAAGAACTGACTTGGTGCTGCCTGGGTTTGTTCAGGAGACATGGCCCACTTACATTCAAGAGTTTACGACTGAGTACATTATTGAAGAGGCTACAGGCTTCACCTATCAACAAGGGACGGCATTCGCGTGACCGTTAAATCAGGCAGCCAGTCGAGCATCTACTACCAGGGCAGCGAGATCCGCGGTCGTGGTTGGACGCTCAACATCACCCGCGAAACACGGGATATTACCTGCAGTAACAGGATCCGCAGGAAATATCGGGTTGGGCGTCGTACCACCACGGGTCAGGTGCAACTGTTCTATGACCCTGACGACACGGCAGCCATCGACATGCTCAATGCGGTGGACACGACAGAGCAGACTCCCACCACACTGGCCCTCTATCTCGACAACACTGGCACCCCGTTGAGCGTCGAAGCACTGTTCACCCGCCGATCAATCGCAGCACAAGTCGGCAGTGCTCATGCCGTTACGCTGGGGTTCCAGGCAACGGGTCCTGTGACTGGAGGCTTCTAATGGCGGTACTGGGTGATGGCGGGGTGTTGAAGATTGATGACGCCTTTGTTTGTGATGTGGAGGCATGGGAGTTTCAGGTGGGTGCCAGTAACATTGACATCACACCATTAGGGAAGTCTTACGCTGAGGCGATCAAGGATTTAATCACTGGTGGTGGCACCCTTAACTTTTTTATGGAGTGGCGAAAGGATACGGAAGGAAGCCCTATCATTGACCCTACCGAGCTGATGGACTTTGTTCAGCTTACAAAGGCAGGTGCAGAAGTTAGCTTAGAGCTGTTCCTGATCACGCGCGATGGTGATGCTTGCCAGCAGTCAGGGCAGGTTTACTATTCAATGCAAGCACTGCTCACAAATGTAAGTTTATCGACAAGAGCAACGGATGTTATTAGGGGTGCCGCGCAATTCGTGACGACAGGCCCATTCCAACTTGTGAAGGACACGGCGTAGACTGCAGGCAGCTTTGACCTGAATCGTGGGCAAGATCACTGACCAGCCTGCAGCCACTCTGCCGCTGGCAGGGACTGAACTGCTGACGATTGTTCAGAGTGGGGAGAATAGACAGACCACGGCTGATGCTGTCAATTTCACCAGACCGCCAGTTCCCCACGCTGACACTCATTCCACGGGCGGTACTGACGAGCTGACGCCTGGGGACATCGGCGCTGCAACTGCTGTTCACCAGCACACCCTTGCGGATGTTACCGACAGTGGTACAGCTGCAAGCTATGACGTCGGGCTGGGGATTGGGGAGCTCGTTGAGCTGGTTGACATCGCACTTGGTGTCCCTGGGATGCCAGCAGTTGATGGGAGCTTGTTGACGGGGCTTGGCCCTGGACAGACGAACCTGAGCGTGCCTCAAGGGGAGATCACAGCGACGACGCTAAACGTCAGATCGGACACGGGTGACGATGCAACGATCCCTGCTCGTACGGTAACAACGGCGGGGCTGATGACCCGTGACGACGGATTGAAGCTAGACGGGATCGAGGATGGCGCCACGGCCAACCAGTCTGATGGCTACCTGCTCGAGCGTGCAAACGGCACGGGAACGCAGGACAGCCAGAGCATCACGATCTCTTCTGGACAGCGCCTGCTGGGGCGCTGGAGCGCTGGTAGCGGAGTTTCAGAGCTTATCCAGATCGGCGCCAACCTGACGTTATCTGCCGGGGTGTTGAGCGCCACGGCGGCAACGGTAGACAGCATTGATGATTTAGGCGATGTCACGATCGTCAGTCCAGCAGATGGTGAGGTGCTGCTTTTTAATTCAGCGTCTGGGCAATGGGAGAACGGATCAGTGCTTGGTGGTAGCGGAACCGTCACGCTAGTCAGTGGTGGGGCTGGTCTTTCGGGAACAATAACGACCTCAGGATCACTGGATGTGGGTGCAGGCACTGGCATCTCGGTTGGTGCGGACACTGTGGCGCTAGACACTACTTTCACGGATGCGAGGTATTACACGCAGGCAGCTGCTGAGGCTGCATTTGCCACCGCAGCACAGGGCGCGTTGGCGGATACAGCGGTGCAGCCGGGTGACAATGTTTCCACGCTGAACAATGATGCGGGATACCTGGACCAGACCACTGCTGACGGGCTCTATGCCCCGAAGCTCATCAGTAGCCTGCCGCCACTGCCATGACGCCATTACTAGACACTGATCTACTTCGCGTTAACCGTGGTGGGGTTGATTACCAGGCAACATGGGCTGAGGTGAAGGCTGGGGTGCCTGGGGGGCCGTCCTATGACCCAGATGCCCAGGACTACATCACCAGGGTAGAGACTGCGGATGGGCAGGCGTTAGAGACTGCCGTGAAGGATGCGATCAATACTTTCGTAGTTGGTTGCAAGGCAGATGGTAATTGGGATGCAATCAAGGAATCTTGCATCCTGATGGGGGCACGGACACTTGCAGGTGCGTTGGTGCCGTTGGTCGGAACTGCACCGACTAATAACAACTTCGTGGCTGGAGATTACAACCGGGAGACGGGGTTGATTGGGGATGGGAGCACAAAGTACTTGGATAGCAATAGGAATAATAACTCCTTAAGCCAAAACAACAACTCTTTAGGTGTTTTTGTCAACACGGCTGAATCTTCAGTTGGCGTTTATATTGGACTTGGAACAGGGGCGATCACAGGGTCAAACCACATTGGGGCTGATAATAATTCAGACTGGCTTTTCTTAAGATCAATGTCTACCCTTGCGAAGCTACCACAAGGGTCATCATCGACAGGGCTTATAGGGATGACTAGATTTTCTTCAAGTGCGTTTACTTATAGATTTAATGGACTATCACATACTGTCAGTGACGCATCACAAACCCCTGCAACAGGCAACATCTATGTACTTGGAAGGAACGTTTCTAATGCTTTGGACACACCAACCAATGGCAGGTTGCAGTTTTATTTTATAGGCGCAAACCTAGACATCGCCTTACTCGACACTCGTCTTACCACATTGAACAGTGACATCTCCGCCGCTCTTTCCCCCTAACGGCACATGACCACACTGACTGAGTTCTGGCCCACTGTGTCCAGCAAGTCCTATGCGGAGTTGAGCGTATCGGCTGTCATCTTCCCCAATGCTGAGGCTGCCAGCTATTTGATGGGGCAGGATGTCGAGTGCGACACCATCCGATCACGGACAAGCATCCGCGAGATCCAAGGCGGCAAATTCTTGATGTGCGCTGATCTGTTGAGGGAGTTCCACCCTGACACCCACACGGGGGTGTACGATCCTGCCTTCGCCGATGTGATCACCCGTTACGGGGACCAGATCACTATTGAGGATTGGGCGACCAACGCCGCCAACCTGCCACCTTCACAGCCTGAGGATGAGGAGACGCCAGAGTGGGTCCAGCCTCAGCCTGGCCTGGAGAGATGGTTTGACCGTGGTTATCCCTTCGGCAGTCGCGTCCTTCACACCATCGACGGCACCGAGTACACGATGAGGAGCAACATTGACTGGAACACGGTGGAGCCTGTGTTTGATGTCCGCTACTGGCAGTCAGATCCTGTCCAGACAGTGGCGTGGAAAGCAGGGCAGGTCTGGAACATCGGCGATACGGTCAACCATCCTGTCGATGACCCTGCCTATCCGCCGCCTGTAGACACCTGGACTTCAAAGATCGACGCCAACACCGCAGAGCCTGGGCACGACTCAGGCTTCTATAGGCACTGGGAGCCCGCCAGTCCTGACTATGAGCCTGGCCTCGCTGAATACACCCCCGAACGACGATATGCCTACGGGGATAAGTGCTTGGAGAACGGCAAGACTTATCAGTCGATCTACCAAGGCATCAATGCCTGGGCTCCTAGTGCCTACCCCCAGGGATGGGAAGAGATTGTTACGGCGCAAGGTTAACGCAGGCGTAGATGAAGAACCATGCCCTAGTGTTTGCAGCTCTTACGTTGCTGCTGGGGCTTGTTGCTGCGGGGCACTTTGTCTATCTAAAGGGACGTTATGAATGGTGCAGAGCTTATGCCAACAAGGTTCTTGAGGATGGCTCAAAGAGAGATGAGCAGATGTCGCACAACTGTGATCATGTCCATGTGAATGTAGATACTGCGGCGGAGGTTTATACGACTGCTGTGTTGTCGTTATTTAGTGCAGCGGGTGTTATGGCAGGATACGCCGTTGGGGTTGGGCGTTCAGGTAAGGGGCAGTAGAGCAATGCTACGATATTAAAGTTGTTTTTTCATGTGTTATGGCTAAGTATCGGAAGAAGCCTGTCGTTATTGAAGCTGTACAGTTTCTGGCATCGACTAGCGATGTACAAGGAATGCCTGCCGGAGTGGAAATGCACGAATGGAAGGAGTCGAAACATGGTCCTGGTATTTATCCAACTATTCATACGCTGGAAGGTCCGCACTTGGTCGATGACGGTGATTATGTAATCACGGGCGTTAAAGGCGAGAGGTATCCCTGTAAGCCGGATATTTTTGAAGCAACTTATGAGTTAGTCAATCCCGCTTAGACGGTGGTGGGGTTGGGCGTTCAGGCAAGGGGCAGTAAGGCGTGGATCGAGGGGAGCTGGGGCTATGCAGGTTGGCGATGGCCTGATCAATCCTCCCCAGGAGGCGCTTTCGGGTTTCGCGTAGACTCGTCATGGCTCCACGCTACGCCCGACGCTGATGGCTGACGCATCACTTGCTCAACGCTTCACTTGGCGTCATACCTTGCCTAGTTATTCGGTCGTGGAGGGTGCAGTATTTAATGCCTAGTTCTTTCGCCCACGCCTTTAGAGATTGAGTTTTGCCATCATATTCTATCGACCGAAAGTCCCTTAGCCTCGGCGTATTAAACGCTGTTTCCGGGTCAATACCCTTAACGTATATCCTGTTGCTGTACCGTTCATACGGGAGGTTTAACTCTTCACACCATTGCATAAGTGTTTGAGTTTTGCCTCTCATCGTTATGAGTCTGTTATTCCTTCTGTTGTTTGCTTGCTGTTTAGGGGTCGCCCACACGCAGTTACAAGGGGCGTAGTTGCCATCGTTGTCTATGCGATCTATTGAGTGCTGATCGCTTGGGCATTTGCCCATATCTCGACAAAACTGCTCAAAACTATTTTCCCATTCAGGGCATACCTGTATGCCTCGCCCTCCATAGTCCCTGTAAGGTAACTCGGTTTTATTTCGGCATCGCTTTTTCATCGCCCTCCATATCCTGTACTCCCTAGGCCGTTGCTGCCTTAGAGTGCCTTCCATCGGCTCAAGCTCCAGTTGAGTTGGTCGCGCCTCAGGAGCGGGAACTCGCTGGGGCACCCTTATCATAGTCCGTAGTGGAAGGTAGCCCGGTGGCTGATGCGGTCGGCACTGACTTAGTCAAGGTTGAGCGGGGGACTCAGCTCTACAGCCTGAAGGTGGAAGAGCTGGCATCTCTATTGGATGACGACCTGATCGAGGTTGAGCGTGGTGGGGTGGTTTACAAGGAGACCGGGTTGAACGTCAAGGCTGACCTGCCGTAGGGTCATCATCAGGGGGTTGAACGTGCAAACAAACAATAAGCCCCAGCACTGCAGTGCTAGAGCTTGTTGCCGACCGCCAATCTGCAGTCCACAGATGGATTATAGTGCAGCTGTCACCGCTCTGCTCCTGTAGGGAGCATCGGACATAAGTCCTGGGTTCTCCCAGGCCGCGTCGAATCAAAGTGTTGCAACTCATCGACGTGCCAGCTTGTTGCTACACTTGACCTACCCACTCTGTCTCTCTGCAGGCAGGGGGCAGGGCCGTAAGGCTTCGGTTTTACGGCTTTTGCACTCATTCATGCCTTTGGCCGCTTGCTCTACTGCTTGTGGTTCAGCTGAATGGAAGCACCCGCCATAGCCCCTTGGGAGACTGAGGGGCTTTGTGCTGCACAAAAGCCCAGCGATAAACGCCAGGCTCTTGCAGTATTACTGGGGTTTATAGCTGCCGCTCAACCCTTTGACGTGGGGTCTGTGTCGTCTTTCTTCTTACGGTTTGCATAGTATCCAGCAACTGATGACGTAGGCACGAGGAGCGCTAAGACAATTTCGATTGCCTTGTTTCTTGCGTTCCTAAAGTCATCATCAAGGTCTGTGCATAACGCCAGTTGATCTCTGGCGGGACCCGATTCAAACGCTTTACTGGTTACTACACCATCGCGCTCAAGTATGGCGAGAAAATTAAGCCTTACTCCCCACGTGCATAAACTTAGTAAGATATACAGGAAAACTAAGTGACTGACTAATATGCCAATAATTGTTGCAAATAACCAGCCAGGGTGAAGGACTGCTCGCCGGTTGTCGTCATCGGGTGGCATTGTCAGAATGAGTCAACCGCTCACCCATCATGACGGACATCGAGGAAGCTCGGATCTGCCTTGCAATCAGGCGTTGTCAGGATCTGGAGGAACTGAGAGTGGTTACGCTGGCGTTGGTCGGCTCCTTATCCCGTACTCGTGAGATGCTGCTACAAGAAATGAAGAAAGGATTACCAGTAAGACCTAGCTAATTCCTAGGCTCAGAGGTAGGGGTATCTGCAGGATTAACAGGAGGCTGGCCAGGCTGAATGTCAGGATTGAATACGTGAACATCGCTTGACTCTTTGTGTTTATTGCGACTCGGGGCGATCCAAGAGAATAGGACGGGTAAGAAAAATAGCAGTCCATTGCGCACCTCCTCAGCCTTATTGTCACAACGCTCAACCGGCCCTTTACATCTAGCATAATCCCAGATAGCAAACGTCGTGGACAACATAACAAAGAATAGAATGGTGCAAAATACGAACCGAAACAAGTTGACGTTATACATGGGGTAATTTTGGGGTATAAAATTTCAGAATCATAGCGCCTAGCTGGTTCGGTCCGACCACGTGATTTTCTGACGGCGAGGACTTCCAGCCCAGCAGACCGCAGCAAATGTGACGATATATTTTCAGCTACGGACGATTGAACGGCCTGTCAATTGCCAGCCAAAATGAGGCAGCACCGCTTAACCCTAAAAAATGAGTTGTAATAGGGTTCCCAACTTTAAACCACCACATAAGTAAGCAGGCGCTGCCCATGGCGCAAAGAATAAACCTAACTATAGAACCTTTTAATGCCCTAGACCCTTTGCAGACGCTTAGGCTTAGTAGATTGCGCTTGCAAAAGGCCGATGACATACCCTTTATTGATTTATACATACATACTACGGTTCGCCGTCGATTTGCTCGGTGACCTGAATCAAGAAAACCTGTGATTTCGATCACAACGGCTTCAAAGACGCTAATGGTCATTGAGGTCGAAAGGGTTGTCGAATGCTAGCCATATGCAGAAGCCCCCGACCAACCCAAAGACCACAATTGCAATGGGGCTGCCAATTTGGAATAGCCATAGGACGAGACATAGTGCGCCTATGGCGTAAAGGACGAAGCTATTCATTACACACCACGCGGAAGCCGTAGTTGTTGAGAGAGCTGCCGGGCTCGCTGTGGATGCGAGAGACCGAACGGCAGTCACTGGGTAGGCTGTACCAGGATCCCCCATGCAATGGGTATCTTTTAGTTAAGCGAATGCTCATGGAATAATCCTTGCCAGGAATGTCAACCCTGTTTAAGGAGGGCGTGGTGGTCAGGGGTTCAATGAAGCTCGTGGTGGTTAAAGGTGAAAAGTTGGGCGTGGAGACTACGCGGAAGCCGAATTTGGAGTCGCGGTCGTCCGGGTTAATGTTACCCCGAAAGGCCGATCGGGAGAGATTCGGAATGTGATACCAGGAGCCCCCACACAATGGACATAGGTCAGTCATAATTAGGTTGCGGGAGTTCAGGTATACAGACCACGCGGAAGCCGTCGGTGTCGTTGGCCTTGCCGGGCACGTAGTAGTTGCGAGCGGCCGAACGGCAGTGATTGGGGAGGCTGAACCAGGCCCCCCCGCTTATCATTTTGAGTTTCACGATTTTGCCTCCCAACACACCACGCGGAAGCCGCTGTTGTTGTTGGTGACGCCGGGCAAGTCGTGGAGGCGAGAGGCCGAACGGCAGCCCAGGGGGAGGTTGTACCAGGACCCCCCGCTTATTACCTTGTCTGTTGCAATTAGGCGTTCAGGTTCATTACACACCACGCGGAAGCCGTAGTGGCTGAAGGTGTTGCCGGGCTCGTAGTGGTTGCGAGAGGCCGAGCGGCAGTGCCTGGGGACGTCGAACCAGGACCCCCCGCTTATCAGTTTGCGTGTCATGATTTTGCCTCCCAACACACCACGCGGAAGCCGACGAGGTCGTCGAAGGCGAAGCCGGGTCCGTAGAGGGAACGAGCGGCCGAACGGCAGCCCCAGGGGCCGCTGAGCCAAGACCCTCCGCTTATCACTTTGTCTTTTGCGATTGAGCGCTCAGGTTCGTTGCACACCACGCGTAAGCCGAGGTCGTCATCGATGAAGCCGGGCACGGGGTGGATGCGAGCGGCTGAACGGCAGGGCCTGGCGAGGCAGAACCAGGACCCCCCGCTCATCGTTTTGCGTGTTGCGATTGAGCGTTCAGGTTCATTACACACCACGCGGAAGCCGCAGCTGACGTAGGTGCAGCCGGGCCCGACGCGGGCGCGAGTGGCCAAACGGCAGAACCAGGGGACGTCGTCCCAGGAGC